TCTCTTACCAGCATCCCTGAGGGCTTCAATCCAACAGTGGGCGGTTCCCTCGACCTGAGGCCAAATTGTATAAAGCCCGAAGGTTGGAAAAAGTCTGAGCATGAAAATATGCCAGTGAATATCCCTGAACCATTCATTAAATGGGGCAAAGGCAAAGGTGATTACATCTATTGTGACGGCAGGTTCTCAGAGGTTATCAGTAAAAAGGGCAATATCTGGGAGTTAAAAGACCTGGGCAAAAACAACAGGTACTATTTAGTATCTGATGGCAAAGGAAAGTACGCTCACGGGGAGACTATCAAAGAAGCAAGAGAGGATCTGGTATTTAAAATCTCTAACCGTGACAAGTCGGAGTACAAGGGGTTGGATGTGGATAAAAAATTCCCTTACGAAAAGTGCATAGAAATGTATCGGGTGATCACCGGGGCCTGTTCTGCTGGTACTAAGAATTTCATTGTCTCTAGAAAGATCCAGCCGCAAGCGTTTACGATCCGGTGCATGGTAAAGCTTACCAAGGGGGAGTATGGCGCAAACGCATTTAAAGCATTTTTTAATTTATAAACCGGCCTGAGCTAAGGCGCAAATTGTCAAACAATGGAAATAGTAATCAAAGGAAAACAGGGAGAGGGTAAAAGTCTAATGCTGCAACGAATGAGCTTAGATCTTAAGGGAGAAGGTTGCACACACGTTATAAGCAGCCCACCGCCTGGCACTAAGCTAAATAAGTTTATAATGGCAAGTACCGGCCGTTTGCCTTATACAACAAAAAAAGTAGGGTGCTTAGTAATTGACGGGATACCGAAAGGAAATCTGAGATTATGCAGAAAAGCAGTTAAGGCAGCGCATAAGGCAGGCCGTCAATTTTCAACAATCTACGTAATTCAAAAATAAAACTTTATCAACCGCACCCGGCAACGGTATCCGGGCTTTAAAATGTCACAATTCTTATATGGTAGCATCTGCCTTGAAGATGTATTCGGAAACTTAATTCAACGTGGTCAGGACGGCAGCGCATGGATAAACCTGTCTGCGCTCCCTCACCCGTTCGTAACCGGCCAGAAAAACGGCAAGCACTACGTGCCCGTTAACCTCTGGATTAATGACCAGGTAGACCAGTACGGCAACTCTGCCAGTATCAGTATCGGCCAATCCAAGGAAGAAAGAGAGCAGCAGATTAAGCGGACCTACATCGGCAATATGAAACAGAATACACCGACACAGCAGTACGCTCCCCAGTCTGCCCCAGTTGCAACAACTCCCTTTGGTCAGCCGCCAGTACAGGCAGCCCCACAAGGTTATGCAGCCCCCCAGAATCCACAGGCCGCACAGCAGTATTACCCACAGCAGCCAGCGCAGGCAGCACCGGCGCCAGGAGGGTTTAGCCCGGCAACTCAGGCAGCCCCCGCGGCTCAGTACGCCCCGCAAGGTTATGCGCCTCAGGGAAGCCTGGCCACGGGACCGGCGGCCCCAGGTTACGGGCCAGCGGCGCCAGCAGTAAATGATGATCTCCCGTTCTAGCCTAAACGAGTTGGTAACCCAGTTAGCCGCTCTGGTTAAAAGCGGCACTTTTTGAAAACACCACACGACACAGCGCACAACAAACGCATAGCACAGAGAATAAAGAAAAGGAGTTTAGAAATGATTACACTTTACGATTATCAAGAGAAACTGAATAACGAGGCCGCTACAAAGTTTGCGTCCGGCATCAAAAAACTGTTAGCTCAGGCCCCAACCGGCTCAGGCAAGACCGTTATGTTTTCCTCTGTCTGCAATCGGTGGCTAACCAAGAACACATCCAGCATTTTAATATTAGTACATCGTATCGAGTTGCTGAGACAGACACGCAGGACTTTATACGACCTGTATAAAATTAAGGCTCAGCCGATCATCTCAGGTATGAAGCACATACCGCCCGCACAGGTTTATGTAGGCATGATCGAGAGCACATACAAAAAAGTAGATAAGATTCCCACTAGCCTGGGATTGGTTATAATAGACGAGGCGCACCTTGCAAATTTTTTTAAAGTTCATAAGCCACTGGAAGCGCTGCCCAATCCTCCGTATATTTTAGGCTTTACTGCAACTCCGTATAGTGCCAACAAGAAAAAGCCTTTAAAGGATTATTATCAGGATATCATCACAACTGTCCAGATTGAGGAGTTGATCCGCAGAGGCAAGCTCTGCCAGAACATCACCAGGGCACCGGAAGAAACCGTAAACAGGGCGGAGCTGGCCACGAAAGGCGGTGATTTTGACGAGGGCTTAATGGGTATCAAGTTCAGCGCTCCAAAGTACGTTAACAATACCGTTAAGGCTTACGAAAAGTACGCACCGGGTACGAAAGCGATCGTATTTAATTGTACCGTAGATCATTCCATACAGGTTAACAACGCTTTCAGGCTGGCAGGTTATGAAGCCAAACATGTTGACGGCGATATGAGCACCACCGAGCGCACCAATATCCTGAAATGGTTTGAGAGTACACCCGGAGCGATCCTGAACAATGTTGGTATTGCCACCACCGGGACGGATATTCCAAGCATTCAGACGGTAATAATGAACCGTTCCACGAAAAGTAATATCACCTGGTTACAGTGCACAGGCAGGGGCGGTCGGTTACACGCCAGCAAAGCAATCTTTACCATTATTGACATGGGCGGCAATGCAGCCGTTTTAGGTGACTGGTCAGATGATAGGGATTGGGAGAATATCTTTCATAATCCGCCTAAGAAAAAGGACAAACAGGGCGCTGCCCCTTGCAAGTCATGCCCCAGCTGTGACGCAATCCTAGCAGCCACTGCCAGGAGCTGCAAATACTGTGGCTTCGAATTTCCAAGCAGAGAACAGGAGATTGAAGAGGAGCTAGGGGATTTTGTAGTGGTCACAAAAGGACTGGATATTGAAACCCTCATGCAGGAAAACAGCGAGCGTAAGGAATATTACACCTTCTTTGACATTGGCCGCCAGCTGGCCGCTGCTGCTAAGCAGACCGTACCTAAAATGACCGAGGAAATTGCAGCGTATATCCTCAGCCAGTACGAAGAGAAAGGCAAGGTTTGGTGCGAACAGGTAGGCAAGAACTGGAACCGCTGGCATCAGGACCGGGCAAAAGAAACGCTGTGGAAGGAATTGCAAGACCGTTTTAAAAAGTGGAAGCCGGAAGGGCAGGAGGTGCAAGCATTTACAGCTCCTTTGCCAGCTCCGCCACCACCGCCGCCCGTTATCCTGCCTGAGCCTGCCAAGCCGCAGCCATGGCAGCCAAGTATCCAGCCGTTACAGGCACTGAGAGCACTTTAAACCAAGCACAAGAAAGCGCAGCACCACAACACACAATATTAACACGAGACCCAAATAATGCAGACCCCAAATATATCAATTTACTCACTGGCAAAAGAAGTGGCAGAAAAAGAGACCATTCCTCTGGATATGTTCCTGGATAAGGTGCAGGACGGCTACTGGCAGGATATTGTGTCGCCCATCAGAGTGCTTCCCACGAAAGAGCAGCGGGCAGACCTGAAAAAGAGAACAGCGCCGGCGGTTACTATATCCGGGCAGTTTGAACGCCGGGCTTCAAATGCTCTGGTAAAGCACAGCGGATTTATAGCTATTGACATTGACGGGCTGGAAGGTCCGGGCGAGCTGAACGCCGTCCGTGCCATGGTTGAGAAAGATCCGCACGTTTATGCCTCCTTTGCCTCTATTTCCGGCCGTGGCCTCTGTCTGCTGTTCAAGATAACACCCGGCAAGCACAAGGAGAGTTTTATGGGTATCAGCGATTATATGTACAACACGTACAACGTTATCGTGGATGCCAGTGGCAGCGATGTAAGCCGCCTCCGCTTCGTCTCCTTTGACCCGGCGCTATTCCGCAATGAAACGGCCCTCAAATGGACTAAGTACCCTAAAACCCGGGAACCTAAGAAGCTGGACAAAGTCATCTATGCTCATAACGATTTTGAGGAGATTTTAAAGGAGATCGACCGCAGAGGCATAAGCCTGTGTGACGGATACGAAGAATGGCTCCGGATAGGCTTTGCTTTCGCTGATCAGTTCGGCGAGGGTGGCCGCAACTATTTCCGCCATGTGAGCCAGTATAGTTACAAGTTCAATGAAAGGACCTGTGAAAAGCAGTATGACAACTGTTTAAAAGCGCACGGTGCAGGCAGAAAAGCAACGATCGCCACTTTTTACTACTACTGCAAACAGGCAGGAATTGAGGTCTACAGCCAAAGGACAAAGACAATTGCTTACTCAGCATCCCAGGGTAAGAAAGGCGGATTAAACGCCCAGCAGGTAGCTAAGAACCTGGCACAGTTTGAAGGCATCCAGGGAGACGATGTACAGCAGATTGCACAATCCGTTATGGATAACAATATCCAGCTGAATGAGGACGGGCCTATTGAGCAACTGGAATTGTGGCTGAGGCAGAATTATGACCTGAGGCGCAATGAGATCACCAGGATGGTGGAGGATGGCGGTTTCAAGATTGAGGAAAAGGAGTTGAATAGCATTTGGATTAAAGCAAACAAAGTACTTGGCAAGACCAGTTTTGATACTTTGAAGCGTTTAATAGGGTCTGATTTTGTTGCCGATTACAACCCATTTAAAGAGTTCGTTACTCAGAATATTGAAAGAGGCAAAGACGGCGGCCATATAAAAAAACTACTCAGCAGTATTGAGACACCGGACCCGGAATACCTGCAATACTTCGGTACAAAGTGGATCGTGTCTATCATATCGGCAATATTTGACCAGCCTAGCGACCTGGATTTAATATTAGTGGGTGGCGAGCACGGAACAGGAAAAACATATTGGTTTAACCACTTATTACCTGAAGGGCTTACCAGCTATTTTGCGCAAAGCAATTTGGATGAAGCTAAGGACGGTGAAATCCTAATGACTAAAAAGTTAATTATCCTGGATGATGAAATGGGCGGTAAAAGTAAAAAGGATAGTAAGAGGTTTAAGACATTAACAAGTCAGAGGATATTTAGCATCCGTGAACCATACGGCATGGTGCATAGGGATTTACGACGCTTAGCCGTTTTGTGTGGCTCTTCAAATGAGGACGACGTTATTGATGACCCAACAGGAAACAGGCGTAAGATACCAATTCTATTAACAGGAATTAATCACAATATATTCAATGATGTAGATAAGACAGATGTATTTATGGAAGCGTATCACCTGTGGAAATCCGGTTTTGACTGGAAAGTACTCAGCAAGGAGGATAAAGCATACCTAAATAAACATATCGCCCAATTTGAAGCGGTTTCGAATGAAAGGGAGCTAATACAACTCATGTTTGAGAACGGGCCAGTAGAAATGCCAGCAAGCGAGATTGAATCAAAAATAAGAGGAAGGTTTGGGGTTACTAGGCTCACTGTTAAACGAATCGGTATGGAGTTAAAGCGACTAGGATTTGAACAGCGTGTAGTATGGAAAGCAGGGGCCGCTCAGCGCGTCTGGATGGTACAGGAAATCTCAATACTAAGTTCAACAACATCCACCGAACCGCCCCCTTTCCCTCCCTACGAACCGGCGAAGCCCAAACAGCCCGTACAGCAACAAATATTTTTTAACCCAGATAATAATAGCAGAAATGAATACTATCAATAATCCCTCAACTGCATGGTGGCCAGTTCCAAACTCAAATAAGGGGCCGAAGCCCACAGCCAGCGGACAGTTCTCCCCGGCCAGTAATCTGATTGGCAACGAGCAAACAGAATCCCGTCTCCAAGCCGACATTACACAGTGGTTCTGGAACACCTATCCGGAACATAGAGGAATGCTGTTTCATGTGAATAATAAAGCCCGCAACGCAATTGAGGGTAACAAGTTTAAAGCCATGGGCGTGGTAAAGGGGGTGTCTGACCTGGTGCTAGTGCTGCCACAGGGTCGCATTCTGTTTATCGAACTCAAAACGCCCACTGGCTCGCAGGAGGCAGCGCAAAAAGAGTGGCAGGCCAAAGTGCAGGAGAGGGGACATAATTACATCATTATTCGTTCACTGGAAGAGTTCAAGGCGCTGATTGCACCTGTACTCACTAAATAATCAGGAGGTAAACCATGGAACTAATATACATCATCGGTAAGCGTAAAGGCACGCCAAGGAACGTGTTCTCAGAAGCTGAGATGCAGATCCGGAAAATGGGGTGGGTGGCCATCAACCCGCTGGAAGAAATTCTGAAGTTTAATGAGGTGGATGAGGAAGGTCTTAACAGTGCGGAGGAAGAATCCCGTTTCCTTATCCCCTTTTTCAACAAGTGCAGCGGGGTCTATCTGCTGCCTGGATGGGAGAGCTGCCAGAGCGCTCGTAAAGAGGTTGCCGCCGCCGACGAGGCCAGCAAGAGAATCATGTACCAGCCTCAGCAGGTAAGCATTGATGACATCATTCGTGCAGCTGAGGAAGTGACGGGGATGTCTTTTGACAAGATCCGGGCGAGAACCAGAAAAGGTACGATCGTGGAGATCCGCCGAGCTATCTTTTACCTGGCGTGGAAATACCAGAGCACAACTTTTGTTGCGCTGGCTCAGATGTTCGGGATGGATCATACCTCTGTTATCCACAACAGAAATACCGCCAAGAGACTGCTCAGCGCAGGGGATGAAAGAACTACGGAAGTAATTACTCAAATTAAAGAACGGCTGATAGCGTAAGCTGGAGGCGCAAAAACCCACAATACAATGAAGTCAATAAAACAAATCAAAAAGCTAATGGCGGGGCTGGCTTCTGAAATGGCAGAATGCCCCCCCCGGAAACGTAAAAATCAGATCCGTAAAGAACTGGCTTACCTGAAAGACGTTTTGCTCTTACTTGAAGTAAAGCCTAAAAAATCATATCTGATAGCTGAAGAGCGGCGCATTTCAGGCAAGATCGGGCAGATAGAACGCAATTATTGGACTTGGATAGAGAGCATTAAGTCCGAGTACACCCCACGGGGGAAGCGGGAATACGAGAAAGAAAGAGGCGTTCCGGCGCTTATGCAACACTTGAAGAATTTACGATTTATAATTGATTAAAACACAATACAATGAAAGCAACAGTGGAATTTAAACAGGTTATTTTCAATTACCTGAAGGAAAAAGCAAACAGCGATCCGGCATTCGCAGTAGCCTTCGCTAAGGAGGGTAAGAACATGGATGACTGTGTTAATTACATCCTGAATACAGTCAAAGCCAGCGGATACAACGGTTTTGATGATGCAGAGATCTACGGAATGGCCATACATTATTATGATGAGGATGATATTAAGCCCGGGAAGCCGGTTAGCGGCACTGTAGTCATTAATCATCATTTGGAGGGTAAAACTAAGGACAAGACAGCGCCAAAAGCCCCGGTAAAAGTCAAGCTCACCCAGGCCGAGATCGAATCCGCTAAAGAGAAGGCTATGCAGGACGTCTACCAAAAACAACTGGACAGCCTTAAAAAGAAGCGCAGCAAGTCAGTGGCCGAGCAGCCAATACAGCAATCCCTATTCTAAACCATCAATCGCACACAATGAAAGCAAGAACAAAACTGGAACTAGAGGTGGTAAGGCTTAGCAATATGCTGCCTGAAATCACTGCAAAGCAGGAACAGTGGGCGGAGCAAAACTGCCTCAGGCACGTAGGGTATGCCAACAAAACAAGCTGCTTCTGTTTGGATTGCGGTGAGACATTCGGACTGGAACTGATCAGCCGCCGGCGAGCAACCTGTCCCCATTGCGATCAAAAGCTCAAAGTCTTTTACAATAGAAAAACAACCCTTAAACAGGTTGAATATTACGCTATTGCCTATCTGTTTAGCGGGTTTCAGGTGGTGGCTAATTTTGAGATTATCTCCAGTCATAAAAAAGGACAACCTGCTTATATCTCTCACACTAGAATCCTGGAATATTGGATTGACGATACAGGCAAGACGACCAAGATCGGCAGGTTGCATAATACCTCCTTTTTCTGTGACAGCTGGATAGGTGACTGGGAGATCCGAAAAGACGTGAGTCGTGGCTACGCGTATAATAAGTATCGCATCTATCCCTGCAAGTATCATCCGGACTCCTGCATCAAACCTGAATACAGGAAAATAGGCATTACGCATGAGCTGGGTGGCTTGGATATGGAGGAAGCAATCCGGATTATAGGCAGCGAGCCTAAGGCAGAGACGTTGATCAAAGCTAAACAGTGGTGGCTGCTGTCTCATTGCGAGGAATCGATGGGGCGTATTTACAGATACTGGCCATCAATAAAAATTTGCCTCCGGAATAAATACACGGTGAAAGACGCAAGGACATGGTTTGATTATCTGACCTTACTGGACGGCTTTGGGAAGGACCTGCGAAATCCTAAGTATGTCTGCCCTAAAGACCTGAAAAGGGTGCATGATCAGTTGGTAGCTAAAAGGAGCCGTATTAACGAAGCGGAAAGAGCCAGAATCAATGCAATGAGAGAGGCCGATCGGATAAGAGCGGATCAGGAGGCGGCCAAGGCATTTATGGAAAGAATCCAGCCTTTTATTGGATTCGCTGTGGGTGATGAAGAGATCACGGTCAAAGTGCTGGAGACGATACCCGAATTTGAGCAGGAGGCTAAAGTCCTGCATCACTGCGTATTTACCAACAGCTATTTTACCAAACAGAATTCACTCATCATGAGCGCCCGTATAGAAGGCGAACCGGTAGAGACAATTGAACTCAGCCTGAGGTCATTCGAAATATTGCAGGCCCGTGGCAAGTTCAACCGTGCCACAGAGTATCACGACCGGATCCTGAAGCTCGTTAAAAAAGGCCTGCCTAGGCTTAAGAAAATAATTGATAACTCAGCGGAGAGATCCGCACTCAAAACAGCGTAATAAAATGGCAAAGATCAAAACAGAAAAGTACGTACTCGATGGTCAAGAAATAACCGTTGCATTCAATTGTAACTCACAAGGTGTATTCAGTACTAATCTATCATATCTAATGGCCGAAAAATTAGGATTAGACAGTCGATTAACCGCCAACTCATTACAAGAATTGGAAGATATAATCAGCAAAGCTTTTTCTGATTACCTAAAAGCAAATACGTCAATGAAACTAAAAATAGGGATTTCATTCGGTGTGAGCGGGGAATTTGCAAAACATCCAGAGGGAGAATTTATAAAAGAAACATTACCGTACGGAAACAAGTTTGAAATAGGCGGATTCTATGATCATAAAAGGGCGCATTTTGCATTTGGTTTTAGGGTGTTGATAGAAGAAACTATTGACGGCAGGGTTTACCTGCACGAAGCTTTACCTACTAATGAATATGATTATCCGGATAGGGATTGGCAAAAGGAATGTGACGGCTATATCACACATAAAAGCACGTCAGAAAACAGTGGGGAACAAATAATTGAGTTCAGCCAGGAAGCATTAAATACACTTACTCAGATAAAGGAACAAATTCAAAAAGCCTCTGTTTTTATGATCAACCTTTTAAGTCAGGAAGATATTTCAGGCGCATTGACAATGGGTGCAACTAAATTATTAGCAAATTAATCACCCGGCGAAAGCTACAAAGCAATAAAATGGCAAATCAGAAAAAAATACTCCCTGATGGATCCGTAGAAGGCGAAACTTTTTCAGGGAAAGGATATACGCATGGTTATCCGCCGAAAAAATCAGGAGACACTTATCGTGATTGGTACAACAGATGTCAGGAATATAAAGAAAATGGATTCCATCTAGGCGACTTATCATGGGATGATTGGGACTCATACTGTTTAGGATTTTATGGTAATGAAGAGTATAGACAGCACGAATTAATGAATTAATCACCGGCAAAAGCCACAAATAAAATTAACCGTTGCCTAACGTACAATAGGCATTTATGAATATGGAACAATCATTTGGACAAAAACAAGTTGGTTTGAGTTTTAACCCTTCCAATGACAATGCAGTTGATTTGATCAAGCAAACTTTTGCTGATGCAATAGATCAGATCAACAACGTACGTAATGCCAGCGACAGCCCGGACGTAAAAAGAATGTGTTCAGTAGCTATTACGGAAGCCCAGACCGCTCAAATGTGGGCTGTAAAGGCAATTACCTGGAAAGATTAATCACCCGGGGGCTTCGGCCCCCACAAAACCAAATAAATGAAAAAACTACTCATAATTGCAATGATCGTATTGATTGCATCATGCAGTAAAAAACGAACGTACCGTATTGAGGTAACGTACATTAACGACACGAAGGACACTATTGCAGTTCCGTCCTCATCATTCCCAAAATTAAATAATAGTAATCACGGTTGGAATGGGGATAAGGTAATACCAGAGCTGTATATCAATAATGACTACAATGATGTAATTGCAGCCAACGTCTATAAATACAAGATAATAAGCAGTAATTAATAAACCGCACTGGCAACGATAACCAGCAATAGAATGAGTACAACACGTAAAGAATTCAATGACCAGATAGCCGACAACAACAAGCGAATTGCGGATCTGCAGGCAGAAAATCTGGAACTTCTCAAAGCCGCTTTAATGACCTCTGATGAAACACAGTGGTATACTGAAATGGAGGAGCATTACAAGGAATATCCCAATAATGACCGGAGGAGGACGGCAATTAACAAAAAGCGCATGGTAGGCAGGGTCAACTGGGTGGAAAATTTCAGAGATGAGGACACCGGCAAACTGATACCAGTAGACAGGAGCCGTATTGTAAAGATTAACGGCGAATGGGATTTATAGTAAATAACCAATAAAAAGCAGCAAATGAATCAAATGACAGCACAACAAATACTCAAAAAACACTTAGGGAGCCCACAACTAGGCCCCGTAACCTTCACTAAGGTAGAAGCCGCCATGTTTGAATATGCCGACCTAGAGCATTTAGCAGGCATTACAGCTGGCCAAGCAGATGCGGAAACATGGAAACGCCTAGCCGATGCCAAAGAAGCTAAAATCAGGGAGCTAGAACAGCGACTGGAAGATATAAAGGAGGGCGGTAAGATGAATAAGCTAATTATATTCCTATCGACAATAGTTATCATGGCCAAACTGTTCTTTGGCCATGCTAGCGAAATAAACAAAATTGGGTGCTGCATTTGTCTTTTGATACTATGCTGCACGTCAATGATTATTAATGAAATAAAGAATAACAGATGATATTTTCAACAATAGGCGTTCTTTGTACTGCATCCTTTTTAGTTATTGTAGTGTGGTGTATTATTACGGGCAGGAAAAGAGATTAAGCCAGACATGGGGATTTCTATAACGGAAAAACCCTTCGTAATTGAGGGGCTTTTTAATATAAATCAGGCTGTTACCAATTGGCAAAAAAAATATTTGTCTATTCTCATAAAACTGGCTTTATTTGCTAAAATAATTGGTAATGGCTGAATTTATGACAGAAGATGATGTTAATTGGATTTTTGAGCAGGCGTTCTCTACTAGAAAATTGGTAACGTTAGGAAACAAGCATTTTACAGCAGCAGAATTTAAGATGCATTATTTAAACGGGAATAGGAATATTAAGCAAAGCGATATTAAGTTTACAGATCCTTTTGAGCTAGTGAGACTCGGAAAAGAGAAGTTGTACGATTTAATGTCCCGGCAATTACTATTTGAACAAAAAATTGATGGCTACATGAAAGGGCATATCAGGTAATCTAGAGGGTGTCGGTAATCACGACATCCCCTCTAATTAAGGCGAATTCGCCACAATTAAAATACCCTTTCCCCCGCCTTATAAATCGACAAAATATTCCGCAGTTCGCTGTCAGGGATTTTTGCCGTTTTAGAACCGTATACCCACGATTTTTCATAAGCGACCGCCCAATCCTGCGCATCGTTGATATCCATGTCCGCAATTACATTGCAGTGGCCGCCCACGTATAAACCCCTGCTGAGAATCCGGTCAATAAGAAAGGCAAAGGAGCCGGACACGTCTTTAAAGGCTAGAAAACGCCTTTCTTTGCCGGTCATATTCTCTTTCTTTACGGCGGTTCCTATGATATACTGATTGAGAGAATCAGGCCAGCGGTTATTGTCCGCCTGGGCTCCGATATAATTATTATTAACGCCATATTTTCCGTTACCGCTCTCAATCCGGAAAATACAATAAGCTGCTATTTTAACCTGTCTGGATACGTCAAATGCCTTTAATGCTGCAATGGCGACTCCCATTTCAATGCTCGTCTTATGGTAGTCCACTACTGGGAGTTCCGGGTAATAATTCTTTGTCATTTACTACTTTTTAAAAATGTTTATAATACTCGGCCACTTCCATAAAACCAGCCCGACCGCTGCAAGAGTTAACGGAATCCACCAAAAAGCCGCCAATAGGCCCCAAAATGACGGCTTACTGTCTTTCTGCGTAATTGCATGGCTTTGCTCCTTACGGGTCGAATCAACGGACAAACGCCCGGAATCAACAGAGTTTTTTAATATCTTGGTTATGACCTGCTGCCCGGCTGAATCAATCTTGCCCGTGGTCGTCTTTTTCCACTTCTTAGAGCTCATGGTTATAGAGGAGAAGTTTGGAAAAGACTTTTTGCCCTGTGGGGTCTCAATCTCTGCCACCGCCTTGCCCTCCTTGCCTGTGTAAATGGTCATGCCGTATTTAGGATTTTTAGGGTTTGAGTATTTCAGAGTGTCTAGCGTAGAAGTTGAATCTAAATTCAAATCTACTGGCACGTTGAAATTATTTACCGCTGGCGCTTTGATTGTAATAGTCGTCTCTGAATATTCCTCTACTACCTTGCTTTGCTGCTTGACTTCGCTTTTTGTGGCCGTAGAATCCTTTACAACGGAATCCTGTTTGTTATAAACGGAATCCACCTTTACTGCTATGTCAGCTGATTTCGTTACTTCCGCCATCTTATGCGTTTTGCAGCCATCCACCAATAAGGCGAAAGAAAAGACCATTACCAAGGCTGCTACTTTAATTGTTTTCATTACTGTTCAATTTTAATTTTGCCATTTACTTTTTTCACGTTAAGCAGGTCTAGTACCGACCTGTATTTATCATCCTTTAATGCCAGGATTGTGCTGTCTTTGTTTTTTATCACACCCTCGTAATAGGAAGCCATGCTGCGCTTATCCTGTGCGCAAGAACTATCCTTTGCTGTGATAGTGGCATCCCTTTGCTTCACCGTTCTTTCAAGTGAAGCGGTGTAGTTAGCGTTACTCTTCAGCAGCGCACCAAAAACGGTAGAGATGCCCGTAATGAGTATGCCCCATATCCAACGCTCTTTGTTTATATTTCTGGTCTCTGCCATTGGTTTGGTTTTAAATTGAGTTTTCTACAGCAGTACACTGAATGTTTGTATTAGGCGTTTTCCAGGTTGTATTAATAGCCCCAAATTGCACCTGCGAAATGCTGGCACTGTTTACCGTGGAGCCATCAGGTATGGCCATATAATAAGTACCTCCATATCCTTTATGATCGGACGCAATACCTATGTTGTAGCTACCATTGAGGTGAGCCGTTCCGCCGGATGGCGTGGTGAAATTGAATGTTATTGTAAGGGTCAGGGTTGGCATCGTAACCAAGCCGTTAAACAGTGAATCAATTTCAGTATCGTTATAAGTCAATGGGGCGCTTATTTCAACTGCCGCCTGATTACTGGCGGAATTTGAAGCTGACACTACTATTGGGTAGCATTTTGCTGTAAGCGGCACATACTTACAAGTCTGCGACCCATTGACATAATTTTGTCCGTTAACATCTGCATCTTTAGCCACCGCCCATGCCAGAAACGCCGTTTTATTATTAAGGTCCGTCTGAGCATCATCGATGGCATACTGAGTGCCTGTATTATCCGGAGTTAACCCAAAGGTTAAGCCGGTCCGGTCAATGCTGGTAATAAACGCAGGAAACTCAATTGTTGCCATATCATCCCCGATAGTCTTGATAGTGGACTGCGTAAGGTTATAAGCACCCTCCGGAACGTTATAAGTTCCTGATGTACCTAAAGAATTTGCCCCTGTACAATTGTTCTTAGCAAAGGTGAAATCCCAATCTTGGCTTTTGAGCAATGACCCTGAGGCTGTAAAGGCTAAGGATGCGCTTTGGCCGTAAATGCCATTAGCGCATTTAGGCCGGATCACTACCGTATAGCTCTCCAGCTGCACCAGACCTGTTAAGGTAAAGTCGTGATCGGTAGTGCTCACCCATGAACCCCCGTTTACCTGGTATTCAAAGCTTGCTGCTGTTCCTGAACTGACAAAATGAATATCAGCGGTATCAACACCCTGCGTATAGGTGGTGGAGGTGATGGCAGAGTTGCAGGTATCAACCAGTGTAAAAGACTTGCTCATAGAAACGCCAAATACGTTATTAGAGCACAGCGGAGTGATTTTTACTGTAACTGCCCCACTGAGGTTAGGGATAACGATAGAGGTAGCCGCTACGGTTCCGCTCTGGTCACCCGCTTCCCATTTAAACATGGTGGCTGAACTGGTGGCCACCCAGCTGGCAAGCAGGGTTGATCCGTCTAATTGCTGAACAGTCAGGCTCGTAACCGCTGAATAACAGATGCCCGCCATAACGAAATCGTAAGAGGTCCCGTTGCCGTTATCTGGAGTGATAAGGATATTATTGCGGATAGAGTTAATCCCGGTTAATGATATGGTGGTACTCGTGGTGGTTTGCAAAGCGCCGCCGTTGACCCTATAAGCCCACTGTGTTGCATCTCCCACCGGCTCAAAGGTGATAGTCCCTGTACTGTCTCCTGTCTGGGTAAACTGCACATTGCGGACAAAATTGGTATTCTGGACCGTTCCGGACTTATAGAGATCTCCTGACCCCTGGCAGTTCATGGTGAACTGCTGCATATCGTTGTAAGTAGTACTTTTAGATATGCTCTCAATAAGCAGGTCGCCGGAATAGATAACGCCCGGGTTGCCGCTGTCCTCGCATTTGAAGCTCAGCACCTGTCTTTGTAGCTTCAGATCCTCTAATTCAGACTGCGTGAACTGTGTAGGATCGATAGAGACCAGACCATCAACGGTTATTTTATAGCTGTTCCACCCGTAGAAGTAGGTGCGCATAGTGCTCCCTTCCGGTTTGGAGGCTTCGTTGATATCCCCGTCTAACTCAATATTTACGTTCCTGGCAACACAGATAGGAGCGTACACCCCATTTCTGAGTACGCTCATCATGAATCCTTTGCCTTTAAGTGTCTTTGCCATTTCTTTAGCGCTCTTTCCGGAGCTGGTTAACCCACTGACGTGGCTTGTTAGTATGTAGGGTATGTTTCGTAAGTGTCGTAACTGGATGTCGCCTCCAGCTCTAACTGATCCGGTAAAAAGTCCTTATTCAGTTCAATTGCCGTTATCTTCTGTTGGCAGTTCCGGAGGTCGTACTCGTTATTTAACTGAATGTATCGCCCCTGGTCATTGATGGCCAGGATGTCAGAAAATTGAATCTGATTATCCAAGACAGTAAACTCAATCTTTCTTGCCGCCTTTCTGCTCGTGGCCATGTACGCCCTCAGTAGCTGATGCAGTGCCGTTCGAGGGGTGGAATCGCCTGATTTGAAGAGGTAGGGGAATAGCATTTCCGCTCCGTAAATAGTGCCGTCATAAGTAATTGCATATTTTGTATAAATCCCCCCGCTAATCCCATCATCTGGCGCATTCCCAATGGTAGTATTATCCACGCTCAGAAGTTGGGTATAATCCCTTACTTGGGTTAAATAATCTTTGATGCCTGTTTGCTCTTTTCCGGATCTATCCACTGAAAATATCGCCCCGTAATATTCCGCAGTGATTGTCTTCGGGTAGGTGATGGCATACATGATATAATTACTGTATATCTTTTGCTGCCAGGATACCGTAATAGTGCCGTCCGCGGGAACCTCTTTTATTTTCAGTGAAACTACCTGCTCGCCGTCTTTTGATTCCAAAGAGAGTGGGATGAATTTGCCGTCAAGGTCGGAGGAGAAATCCTTATCAAACTTCAAATCTCTTGCGGCGCCATTGGTGTCTACCATGGTGACATTCATGCGTAAATAAGCTATGTCGGCGTTTGAGATCTTATCAGCCTTATAGTCAAAGTATTTTAAGGTGATATCCAGCGAATAAGCAACGCCGGCACTTACAACTGCTGTTTGAGTAATGGTAGTCCAGAATACCCCGTTTTTAGGGCTTGTATAAGTCTTATTGATCACCTTCATCCCGTACTTGGATTCCGGCCTTCCGGTACCAACCCTGCTGATGGTATCCGGCCTGTCGATAGCCCAGTTTGTAGGCACCCCGCCGACCCACTCCCCGAAATTAAAATTGCGCAGCAGACCGTTATTGCTTCCAAATTCATATTTACAGCTTACCTCCTTAGTTCCTCTGACGGCTCCAAGGCTTTCCAGATTGCCGACAAGGAACCCGGACTGCATTCCCCTGGTCATAGTGGCCACGTTCCTATAAGTGGTAGTCTCTTTGCTCACCGGCGTTATAAAGTTCAATTTGCCCTCTGCGAAATACATAAAGGAAAACAGGCTTTTTGCAAACCGCTCCATGGTGTCGTAGCTGTCATTAGACCGTCCGTCATCACCTTTAAAGCTGGAGGCGTCAAACATCATCTCATCCAATAACTGAAGCCCGCTGCTATTGTTCAGATGGTAGTCATTAATGAAATTAATACTGTACCCGAAGCCTTCATTTGCTCCCAGCGCCAGACATCTTTCCATAAACCACCTTAATGTTTGTTTCCCGTACGGCATCCGGCCATTGGCATCTACCAGAATCTTGCCTTTCATGATAGAGAAGATGTCCACCGCCTGAAGGCTAAGGCTGGAACCTGTCAAATCCAGAGGGCGGACAATATCATCCGGAGTGATGAAACCGTCAAATCTCCGATTTGGTGCTGTGATGGTAACCAATACGGCGGTATCGTCAATATCTGTAAGATCATCTATAAGCTCCTGTGGGGGCTCATAGATGTTGATCTTAGCCCTGCATTTTCGGATAGGGTCATATATATTATCCTCATCACCGCTAAAGGTTAAAGTGCAGGGTTTTGAGGTGCCGTAAATAGCCGTCACGGCACCTAAATAGCTCTTAAGGGAGATTGTAATCATGCAATCCCCGCCTAGTAAATCTTTAAATCCTAACTGATATTTTGGTGTGTAACTCATTTATTATTGTTTTTATCTGCTCTAACCATTGCAAGCCTAATGACATCATTTTCAATAACACCATTAACGCTTACGTTTACATCGGAGGCCCCTTTGTCTAATTGCAGGATGTTTTTTAATTTATTCAAAGGGGCGACTACTTCAGGGTTATTCCTGGCTCCCTGGTATTCACCTATGATTGCGTTTGTGCGGCCATAGACAACGCCGCCGTCAGCAAAAGCCATTTGTGACTGTTTATTCTGGAATGCTGCTTTCAAAGCCGCCCCAAGGGCTACAACGGCTACGCCCGCAGCTACGCCAAGGATAGGGTTGGCTTTAAGGGCCTTTTCAAATGCCTCCTTAAGAATAGCAAACTTTGCAGCTGTGGTAATCATCCATTTCCCTAGGTTTTCTAACTGGCCACCCACATTCTGCATGAGTGTGCCGAATAAGTCTCCGATATCACCGCCGCTAAAGACGCCTCCCAGCATTTCACCGATGCCGGCCAGGCCCTCGGTAGCGATATCCTGTATTTTCTGCTGAAACTGAGCTGCCAGTTCCGCTGCATTAACATCTCCAATCATATTGGTTAAAGTGTCTTGCAGCAGATGTGCAACCGCTCCGCCCTCTATTGTAGTTGTATCAACCTTACTTAGAGCTTTCAATAACTGGTTTATTTCCTTCTTTTTTAGGGATACCTGTTCTTTTAAGCCATCCAAAGGGGCGACTAATTTCAAATCAACTGATAAGTCCACCGCTGCATTAGCCTGGCTAAAAGTGCTTTCTGCGTTTTTGACAATATCCGCAACTTCAGCCACCGCCGAATCCTGCTTAGCATTGGCCCACTGGACCTTCATAGGTATGATAACAGACGCATCGGCTCCGGCCTTTTGAAGTGCTTTAATTTCTGTTTCCAGGCTCTTAACACGCTCCTTTGCCGCTTCAAGTGGAGTGATCCAACCGTTTTTAAGATCTTCCTCAATACTTAAGCTCTGCTCGCCGGCCGTTTTGATAACGAGGTCGATTTTCTGCTGTTTGGTGAGTGTCTCCAAATCTGCTTTAAGCCTGGATACTTCATTACGGGCCTCAACAACTCTGCTGTCATCCAGAGGAAGGGCGTTTTTGCCGGTAACCAGATCCTGATAAGCTTTCTTTGCTGCGCTCAGATCACTTTTAACCTTTTCCAGTGAATCGGTAATGCCCGCCGTATTTAGCTGCGCATTTATATTCAGAGCGTCTTTGAACTGCTTTAAAACACCGGAGGCTGTCAGGTCTTTAATTTTTGCCTGTAACTGGTCGATCTGGCTTAAATCAGCCTCAACTTTCACCTTGCTGCCCTTATTCTGGAATAAGACGGTAAGATCTTTCTGATAGGCTGCCAGTTTCTGCTGAGCTGCATCCAGGGCGCTGATTTGTCCGGCCTGTAACTGTGCATCCACCTGCTTAATGGTGTCCGCTAGGGCGTTTTGAGACTTGGCGAGGGCATCGGTTTGCTCTTTGGTCTTTTTTAAAGGACCTGCTGCCTGATCGGCCCCGTCAATCTTTAGATTGCCGGTTTGTTCGACAGCAGTCTGCAAGCTTTTAATAAATTCCTTTATCCTGTCATTATTCTGGCCGATATGTTTTGTAATGGCATCCTGTGCATCGATTGCCACTTCAGCAGCATTTCGGGCGCTCTGTGCTTGTTTGGCAAATGGATCAGAAATGCTCCCACCGCTTAAGTTACCCGTTAGCCCTCCTTGGAAATTTATTTTCTTAGCATCCTTGGCCGCTTTACTGTATTTATCCATCGCAACAGCGCTGGCCACAACTGCTTTAGCCTGCTGCTCCTCTAAATCGATGTTTTCAGAGGTTAGCTTATTAATCTTATCCTGATATGCCCTCGCCTGCGCTGCTGCAATGATTGCGGGCACCAATTTGTTATTAATCGTCTCTGCCAAAGCTCCATTTAAAGCGTCATCTTCTTTGATATTCTTTAAATAGGATGGATAAAGTTTTTGCAGCTCATCATAAGCAGATTTGCGTTTGCTCATAGGCGCTTCAGAATCGGTTAAAACAGCATTCAATGCCGTTAGTTTACCTATCTGATCACCGGCTGACTTAATAGCGCTTTGTTCAATTTGCTGTAAAGCCTCCTGCTCTTTTTTAAATGCCTCTGCTGCTGCCTTGGCCTTATCCGCTCCGGTCGCCCAATCAACAAGCTCCCCTCCATATTTAGAAAGGAGACCAACACCGATAAATAAGCCTGTCTGCCAGCTCAGCAGCGAACTGGTAATGGCTTTAAATGCGCTTGTTGTCGGTTCTCCGGAGGCTGCTAATTTGATATTTTCCGCCCTCAGATTCTCTAAAGCCACCATAATAGGCTGAATATTATTGCTAATACTCATAAACCCTATTTTCATGGACTGGAAAAAGTTGGGGATCTCACCGGATAACTGCGCTACGGTCTGGTTCAGGTAATTGGTCGCACTGGAGTAATTACCTACGTTCCGGACGTAAATGCCCATGGTGGCATCAATCTCTTTCAGCTTGCCGCTCAGTTCACCGATATTCTTAATCATACCGGCACCGATGGAACTATCCCGATCCGCCTGTGTTAGTCTACGGTATGCCTGATTAGCCAGGGTCAACTGCTGCTGCAAATCATTGTATGACCCCTCAGCGGCAATGGTGGCCTTCGCCTGGGCGTTGATTGTACTGGTGGCCTGGCTAACCTGCTGTTTTAAAGTTGCATATTCAGACCCTAACTGTGCAATTGTACGTGAATTGGCGGCGGCTTCTGCCTCACTCAGCCCTTCCATTTTCGCCAGATTTCCTATTTCCGTTGACACTTCAGCCATCCTCGCCCGGTACTGGTTAAGTATCTGGACATTTTGGATAATGGAGTTATTCAGGTCTGCATTAGCAGAGGTAAAAGTATTTACCCGGGCACTGGCAGCATTAAATCCTTCTCCGATATTTTCAGCTGCCTGGCTTGCCTGCTGTGCAGCGCCTGCCAGCCCTATTGTTGCACTTGCCGCGGACTGGGCTGCATTGGTCGTATTCTGAATAGCCTGCGTTAACTGTGCTGTGCTCTGTGCTGACTGGGCACTGATACCAGCAACGGTGCTCATGTAATTTGCAAGAGAGGCGTTTTGAGCCGCTAAAAACTGCAAAGTAGTGTTAGCGGTAGCCTGCAATGATTTAAGGGCTGATTCAGCAGCGGAGGCGTATGTAGCAGCATTCTGCAATGAATCATTAAGCCCCTGTAACCCTTTTCCGCTTGCGCTGACCTGCAAAGATGTCTTACCACTGCCCAGCGCCTGTACCTGCTTTAAAGTAGCAAGCAACTGGCTCATGTCGGTGGTCTTAATATCCAATGCGATGCCTCCGGTGGTAGCCTGTTCAAGTGCTTTTACAGCAAGGTTGAGCTGTGTGATTTTATTTAACCCGGTTATGCTTGTAACTACCTTTACATTTTTGTCTTTCAGCTCCCCGATTGCAGTTTGCGCCTGTAAGACCTTGTCAATTCCGGTGACCTCAGTAAAAATCTTAACAGACTTTCCCTGAAGGTCTTTAATAGCATCAGATGCCTGAACGATCTTTTCGAGACCGTCAGAAGATATATTTAACTCTAAATTTTTACCCTGAATAGCTTTTAAGGTGTCATTGATTTTTTCAACCTGATTTAAGCCCTCTGCATCTACTTTTAATGAAATAGTCTTTCCCTGCAAATCCTTAATGGATTCACTTAGCCTTGTAACCTGGTCAATACCGGCCGCATCAATATGTAGGGAGATGGTTTTTCCCTGGATTTCTTTAATAGCCCCCGAAACGGCAGCCAGCTGACCCAGGCCGTCAGTTTCAATGGGTATGGTTACCATTTTACCCTGCAAGTCCTTTATTGCTGCCTCTGTTTGGGTTATTTTATCCAATCCCTCACTGGATACGGTGAGGGTAATTGCTTTGCCTTGCAAATCTTTGATGGAATCGCTAAGTTTTGCAACCTGGCTAGCGCCTTCGCTGGATATGTTGATTGAAATGTCCTTTCCTTGGATATTATTTAACGCCTCATTTAACTTGGTGATCTGGTTAGCCCCTTCAGTATTGACCTGTAAAGTAACTGCCTTGTTCTGCAAGTCTTTGATAGCGCCCTGTAGCTTGGTGATCTGTTCAACCCCATCGGCTTTAACGGAAATCTCAATAGTTTTACCCTGTAACGCTTTGACGGATTCCCCAATTTTTATCACCTGGTCTGCACCTTCAGAATTTACACGCAACTCTATGTTTTTAGAGTTCAACGCCTCTACGGCTTTCTGGATGTCATTAATCCGGTCGACCCCCTGAGCAGAAATATTTAAGGTTAACTCCTTGCCGTTTAAATTAGCAATAGACTGCCCTAGCTTAGAGATCTCTGATAGCCCCTCAATATGAACATTCAATCCTTTGGAAGCAATTTCAAACAGACTGTTTAAATCTATTTTAGCCTGCTGTAATTTATCGCTACCGGTAACCTGGACGTTCAGATCCACAGGCTTGGCTATCTGCTCAACCGCAATAATGCCAGAAATGAGTTTTGTAATATCGGCAGTTCCAATTACACGTACATCTACGGTTACTCCCTGGGAAGCGGTTTTAATTAAATCAGAAATCTCATTAGTGGTTCTAATTATGCCATCTTCACCGACTGTCTGAACCCGAACAGTTGCCCCTTGCTCTGCTGTATTAACCAGTGAAACTATTGATCTTTGAAGGATAATGGCATCATTCTCTCCGGATGTTTTAACCTCGATCAATATCCCTTTTTCACTGGCATTTAAAGCAGCTAATATTAGCCCTTCCAGTTTCTGGATAGACTCAACACCCCTAGTGTTAACAGACAGGGATATGCTTTGACTTGCGGCTTTTCGCAAGTCGCTGACAGCATTTGAAAACCGGTTGAGTTGCTCCAGTCCGCCAATTTCAGGGGCGATCTTCAGCTGAGCAAGGGCTAATGTCCTGCGCTTAAAATCATCCATGAGCTGACTGGCGGCTGCGAAGCCTTTCGCCATCGGCTCATAATCAGCCCCTAATACAACCTCCATTCCTGCTACATCCATGACCTGCTATTTTATTCCCCCGGATTGCCGCCCCTGGGTATGTTATTATATCTGTTAACAATCTCGTAGACCTCTTCCTGAGTTATTTCCTTAGGCGCTTTGGGTTTTGGCTCCCATGGGAATCGCCAGAGATCTCTGATACTTTGCTTTGAACCGTTGACCCAGATAAGCCATTGCGCCTGCTCTCTGACTTTTGACCAACCTTCCCGGTAGTCTCTGTTTTCCCTTTCGATAAAGTGCTCCATCTTGATCAGGAACTCGGCCCAGCTGTAATCAAAATAAAACTCAGCAGGCCGCATACCCATCTCGCCGATGGCAAACTCCTTTATTTCTTCAAAGCTGGTTTTCTTGCGGCTTTTACGACCTTTTTTGGCTTTGCCGCCTCTGCGTTTGGGAGTAAGGCTTTAATCAGATAACCGTACATTTCAGAGAACTGGCCATCGATCAGAGAGATACTGTCCAATATCTCATAGCCTTTTTCGGTGGTGGCGGATACGGTCTTGTTATAAGCATCAATGCCCGCTGCAATTACGTTGGCCCGAACGCCCATGGACTGGATAAGGCCGCCTTTAACGCTATCCTTTGAAATGTTATTACCAATCAGGTAGTTAAACACTTCTGACAGGTCAAGGCCGGATAATTGGCAAACCCGCTCAATAAAAAATGCATTGAAAGCCAGGTTGTAAGTTTCTTTTGTTGTCTTTAGTTGAAAGTTCATTGAAAACTGTTTGCGCCCATAACAGGCAGGTTGTGAAATGTCTTTAGCGGGGCGGCCGTGGCCACCCCATAACTAAAGACGAGAGAGGTTAAGAACCGGTAGCTCCGGATTAAGAACCGGTCGTAAAGGTTACGCCATCGTCACCTGTGATGGTGAAAGTGGTTGTGGCCTTTGCATTGTTGTTGTACTGGTCCTGAATGCTGCTGATGAAGCCTGTAAAGTCATAGATAGGCAGATTCGTTTGAGAAACGCCATCTTTTGGCGCGATGCGCCATTTGATCTTTGACTTATTAGTGACCAGGTTATGCAGGTCAGCAATACCGAAAATGTCGCTCAATCCTGCTTTCAGGATCTGTCCTTCAAACTGGCAGGAGGTGTCCTCATCAATCTGAGCGATATCCTTACCGCATTTTGAGCTGTCATCCTGAGTGTTTACCTGCCTCTGTAAACTCAAATTGAGGTTACACAGCACCATTTTAAAGGCAGGGGTGCTGGTAGCGGAGGTATCGGCCAGTAAGACCATATCGCCCCCGTTAACTTTGTCAGTGTTTACTACTGTTGCCATGATTGTTTATTTTTAAACGTTTAAAAACTAATTGAATGAAGTCTACTGGAATATCGCATATGGTGTATCAGGAGTTATTTCCTCTACATCCGCCTCCCCGAAATCAGGATATCCCGTAATTGGCCGGATGTTGAAGTGCTCAGCTCCGTCCGCTTCATACTCAATGGGAGCTTCCGGGTCTGAGTTTGATATCGGGATCTTACCCACCCAATACAGGATAAAATCAGGTGTCTGGAAGTAATTGCCACCGCAACCGGTTATTACGCCCTCTGCGTCCAGACCCAGTAGGGTAGTGATATTCTCTTTTAACTCGGTGGTTTTGAAATATTTGTCTTGCATTGTAAAAGGTTTATTTAGTGAGCGTTTGGACTTCGGTGTCGGTGAACTTGCGGGAAAAAATAGCAAGGCATTTAACCTGCATAGATATCCCGCCCGGTCCATCAGTACCAATTCTTAACTGTCCAGAACCTGGAAGGCTACCGTCATTTGCAATCGGAGATCCAATAGCGCCTCCGTTGCCCACATTCACAGTAGAGGCATTCCAGAATGACATTCTTTTATTGTTTGTATTGGCAACAATAGCATATGTAGTTCCAGGATAGATTGCCCTGGTATCATTTGTGACAGTATACATAAGCGTATTGGCTGACGCTGCTTTTGACAGATACCGATATGATGAACCTGAAATATTTTTAACTATTGCATCCATATATACTGTAGCAGCTGAATATGGAACAACATCATTAGCGCTTTTTACGATGTCGGCTGCTCTGGTTGCTACTGCTCCAGATGTAACAATAGTGCTAGTACTTACTGTTCCTAGTTCAAGCTGAACATCAGTTATCGAAAAAGATCCAGAAGTTGATGAGGCTTCTTTATAGACATATAGCCTCAAAAGGGTAGTGCCTGTAGGTATGGTAACAGTCTGTTCTATTTTCACAAACTTGCCTATTTTCACCTGAGAAGAATAATCACCTGATGAAATGGCCACTAAAGTAGCTGCGTCTCTGAATTCCCAACTGTACCCTGATAATTTACTGATAGCTTTCACCCAGAAACTTAAAACATAGGTGGAGCCTTCAGTAACCGGAATGCCTGTATTATTATATATCCAGCACCCTTGACTGCTGACACATGAAAAGCGTGGAGCGTTCATTGTCTTTCCGTCTCGACCAATTTCTGCATTGTATGCAATTTCGCCGCTTGGCATGGAGATGGACAGATAAGTTGACGAGTTTAAATTAGAATAAGGGAACAGATTCGTTGCCGCTGTTTCAATTAAATGACGTGCGACACCAGTACTATAATCAAACCTGGGCACATCTGTTGCAGCAGTCTTAAGATATCCATCGCTGCCGATATAAGTTGCTGTGCCGGCTCTGGTGGTATTGATTTCAACGAGTTTGCCCAATTTGTTGATTCCTGCAACATATCCGGTTTTGCTAATTCCCGGTGCAAATAGCAATTCGGCTTCCTGTTGATTGATCTGCGGGATGTCTTCATTCAATGTATTGAAAAACACTGCCCAGTCAAAAGTATATCCGGTGGCTTTAGCATCACTATCCCACATGATAAGACCTGTTGGCAGGATAACGCCTGTCTCTACCGTACCCGTGGTGGTGATGGTAATGGAAGCTTTCCCCTTCTCATTGTTATTCATGTCCAGATTCTTGGCAGTGATAATACCTGAGAAGCGGTAAGTAGTAAGCCCCGCCTGATCAGTAGGATTAACAACGCCGATCATGTAATCTGCCTCATCCTTGGTTTTATACAAGTCCTCTAAATCCTTGGTGGTCATGACATCGGTTACATTGGCCTTAATCATGAAGCCGGTCATGGTAACAGTGCCGTCCTCTTCATCTATGGCTATGTCCTTACCACATTTAGAGCTTGCATCAATGGTGTTCAGCTGCCTGCCTAAAGATAGTTCGGTCTGACACAGGATAGGCAGCCAGTTGGAATCCCCAACACGCTTGCCTAAAAGCACCAAAACACTACCATCGACTTTGTTATTTTTGCTTGCCATTTTAAACTGTTTTGCTCAGCTGTCATTATTTAGGACAACTGATGTTTAAATATTATAATTCTTTCTAATATCTGTACTGTTGTTGTAGTATCCATGTCACTGGTGACATTATCAGATACTAACTTTTGGTTGATATTCTGGTAATCGTCTACCGGGAGCCTGAAACTTCTGTCCGGATAAACCAGGTCGTAAACCTGTGCGGCCATGAGCCGGAGGTTTGCCGTACTTATCTTTGCGCCCCGGCAATAGATGATAATCTGAATTGAGGCATCCTGATCATTATCGCATTTGCTCTCTGCACCTACGCTGGAAGGGTTCTGGATTAATATGTAATAAGTGTCTGACTTCTGAATGTCAACGAAGCTCCTGTACACGGGAACCGCAACGCCGTTAAGCAATATTTTGCCGTTCAGGGCTTTGTAATAAGCTCCTTCCAGTGCGTCTATGTAAGTGGTTGTTGCCATTGCGTGCTTTGTGTGTTACGTTCCTTCAATTGCCTCTGCCAGTGTGTCCATTACGTGCGCTGTTACTTCCTCGTAGGCCGGATACAGGTAGGGAAAGCTCGGTGTACGACCCTTACCGTTTATGTAGAAATTCCACGCCATCTGCTGCCAGCTACCCGGCAGACCCGGTACATACCTCTTAGCAAATAATCCTGTTCCAAACTCTACGTAAGCGCTCTCAGGTGTCTGGGTGGAAACAATCCATTTGCCATCGATGTACTGAAGCGTCAACTCTCTGCGAACCTCCGGAAACTGACATTTGCCTTTTGCCCTGGTTAAGATCTCCTGGCTGGACTCTTTCATGACCTGGTCCGTAACGGCTTTAATGCGATTTTGCTTTTCCTGTAAAGCCCTCATTACGGTGTCGAATCCTTTTAGTTGTGCCATCTGCTATGCCGCTTGTAATGCCATGCTGTTAGTAAACCACCGTTTCAGCTTGATCTCCGTTTCCTTGCTGAATGATCTGGCTAAATACTCCTGTCCGTTCCATTTGATGATGTCATTCTTTTTGATCATCCTTTCTGCTAGATAGCGGTACCAGATCTTGTAAACAACGGTGTCGGTATTGATACCCTGCTGAAACTTCTCATACTCACTCATGAGTTTAACCTTTGCGTAAGTCTGAAATTGCAGGGTTTCCGCGGTCTCCGTTTCGCCATCCTCATTGGTTATCGTTTCACGCCTGTAAACTTCAATCACCTGTGATAGTTCTGCTATTGTCATATTGGGATATAGGCTTTAAAGGGTTCAATAAGTGCCATCATTTCCGGGCTGTACTGCTTAGTCTCGTCATCCCCGTAGTGCTCCAGTCTCCAGGCTACATCTAAAATAATTGCCTGTCTGGCCCAATCCGGGAGCGTCTCATAACCTGCATCATATTTCAGGGTAACCAGCTGTTCAGTCGTCTGTAAGTACCATTGCTCGCCAGCGCCAATGAGTGTACCGTCTGTGCCTTCCAGTGTATCCGGCTTGATATCATTAGCATATCCTAATGAGACCTGGTCTCCACAACCGTATTGCTTGTAAATGGTGGTCACCTCGCTAGGAACCAACACCAGACAAGTAAGGTTCTGAATCCGCTGAATACTGGACCGGATATAATTTTCAATCTGGGTGTCCGTTAACGGGTAATCCACCCGCAAATCGGTCTTGACCTCCGCAGCTGTGACCGGGAGATCCGTACTCTTTGGTTTGATGGATTTACTGATTAAATTGGACACTTGATACTGCTTAATTGTTGATTATTCGGGGTTTACTATCTCTGCCTGACCGTTGGCCACCATATCCTTTACACACTGCTTGCAGCTTTTCTCAAAGATTTCTCCCTTTTTGATCAGGGTTGATCCGCCATTGATCCAGACATCCCGAAGGGCGCGGAGCTTGACTGTGGAGCTGGAGGGTTGCTGTTGGTTATTTTCCTTTTCCATTACCCTTTCCTCCTTTGTCTTTTTCGGGTTCAGCTGCCGGATTTTCAGGTTCGGCTGGTTCCTTTCCCGGCTCTCCCGAAGGTGGATCTACAGGCGGTATAACGCCGCCGTTTTCCTTAGTCTTTTCAACCGGGTCGAAGCTGGCTTTACCCTGTTTTACCAGGATGTCTGCGGTCGGTTTATCCGCTTCCATCATCTTGCCTTTTTCGATCACATTGCCGGTGCCCCAGATTTTTACTAATTCGCTCATGATTTTAAATTAATGGGGGCAAGGCAATACAGCGTTGCCCCCTGGTTAATTAATTGGATTGCTTTGGCCTTATGCTTCTGCCTCTGCCTTCTGGATAAGAGGTGTAGCTGTAGCGAAGGTTCCTTTTACAAAAGCCCATTGGTCATGGTATTTGATACGGAAAGACGCTACCAGCTCAGCCAGTACGGTTAACTGGTTTTTGATCATCTGATCGTTAACCCAGCCAACTTGCAAGCTCAGCCCCTCTACGAAGTTTAATAAACCCTTAGAGAAGTCTCCGACAATGAACTGATCATCTGCTACGAAGTCGTTCTCAATAACCCTGATACCTTTGATCTTAGACCCGTCAGCAGTTGTGAAAGGAGGTAAGATATAGGTGTCGTTAGCGTTCTTGTAAGTATCCAGCAGCGCGTTAACTGTAGGGCTTACTAAGATTGCGTTAGGGATGTAACCTGTACGACGGCCGTAACCAGTAGCGGCCTTGTTGCCGACACGGGCCTGTAAAATAGCTGCACGTAGTACGTCCATTTGATTAGCTGCCTGTACCTTTCCGGCAAGGCCTGCACCTGTGAAGGCTTGACAGTACTGGACAATACCTTTCAGGTTATTGCCAATACCCGCGGCATTGGCTGCACCGTCACCTAAAAGGACCTGGTAATCCATCTCGTCGTAGAGATTAGGGATCAGTTCCTCTGCAACAGTTTCTCCCAGCACCTGCATATTGCGGGCTTGCTGACGGGTAATAGCTGCATAAACCGCTAAGGTTTCAGCAGTGGTCTTACCTTCGTTGTAAGTCCAGTCCATGTTAGGCTTGGTGTTGCTTTCGGATACGCTTGCAGGTCCGCCTTCCTTTGGTTTCTTTTCAACCCACGTTAATGGGTCGGAGCCTACACCGCCGTTTTGGGTACGGATAAGGTCAGTGATGAAACGCTGACGGAAAGGAGCGGCATTGATGCCGGATTCTCTCATGCCCAGGATTACACCAGTACCTACGTTGCCGGTGGTAATAATGGAAGCGGCTTTTTTCAATTCCACACGTCCGGATTTGGCGTTAGCAATTGATTTAATTTCCTCTTCACCGGTGGTTAATGCCTTCATGATCTGACCGCGAAGGGTCAGCCCTTTTTCTTTCTCGGCGGATTTCTCTCTGGCTTCCAGCTGTAAGGCTCTGATTTCCTCTTTAGCTTCTTTCAGCTCTTCACCAACGGACTCCAGTACCTTGATGCGCTCATCATAGGCCTTCAGTTCCTCTTTGGTGGCGCCGTTTTCTACGGCTTTTGTACGTTCTGTGATCTGCTTAGAGAGGTCCGTTCTCAGGTCTTTTAGCGCCTCTGTAACCTCCGCAGTGCTCATAGTTTCTTCTGCCATTTTTTACAGTTTTAAATTTGTGTTACGTATTAAGGACGCCAGACTTTTAACGGATTTCTCCCTTTCCAGCGCTTTTTCTATGTTTTTTTGGGCTTCCATCGCCTTGATGATGGTTTCATCGCTCGCAATTGTGTCTCTGATGAATTGCTTTAACCGGGCGTTTAGCTCCGTTCCCTCTTCGATGTCCATGCCTTTCAGGCTTACTTCCTGTGTCCTGGCAAGGAAATTGGCCGGGTCCATCACGTTTGATACGTGCGTGATGTAGATCTTTAGGATTTCATTAGCTCCGTTCCTTTCTGCATTTTCAAGCTCGTAATAACCCAGGGAATGATGCGTGATGAGGCCGGATTTATACAGCTCGTAGACGTCACGGCCCACAACAGTGTTCGGCCAGATCGTTAACACGCCCCTCAATCCTTTCTCATCCTCAATTAATTCGGTCGGCTTGGTGACCGGCCTGTCATAATTATGGTTGTCGGTGTGCCAGATTACATCCTCACCTTTGGGGCCGCGGGCTTTGAGATCTTCAGTAGCGGCGCCCAGAGTCATGATGTCCTTTACCCGGTCAACATTGCCGAAATGAGCGTAGTAAACAACGACACGGTTGCCTTTGTCGTCCATGTCCACCGGAGCGGACTTGATACTTTTGCGTTTTTCCTCCAGCTTATTAAGCTGAGTCTGTATTAACTGGCTCATTTGCTATTTTGCCCCTCCTTTTTGCCTTTTTTGCCCGTTTGTGGGTCATTGCCCTGATGATCGCTTTCCTCGTCGTTTTGCCCCGGTTGCGGCTGAATCTGGCCGAGTTTTTCAATTGGTAGGTAGCTGTTCTTTTTGTAAACCTTATCCATCAGGTTTTTGCCTTCCGGATCATAATCCAGGGCGTCCTGGCCCAGGATAATCCGCTTTTCGTTCTCTGTAAAGCAGCCGGCTATATCCATCCAGGCGGCTAACTCTTTTTTATCCTCGTCCAGTTCTTTGTAGACTGATATGTCAAAGTCTATAACAACATTCTCATCTTTATAACCCCAATCGGTTTTTAGTTTCCTGTTCAGATCATCTCTAAGTCCAAATAATTCAGGAGCAACAACGTTGGATATAAAATCCTTTTTGTATTCCTTCAGGTTGTTGAACTTAGAATCATCAGGGTTGTTAAAGAGCTTTTCGGATACGCCGTACAGGTTGCAGAGGTCGGACTGGGTAAACTTGGACGTGTCCAGTATTCCCATGTCGGTATTTGTGAGGCCTGTCTGCATCCAGGTAGCTTTACCGAAAATGATTGCCAGCTGGTCTTTATATTCTTTGCTCAGCTGTCTCCATTCCTCTTTAATCCTGCCAGCGGCTTCCTTGGTCACTGCTTTGAGATCTGTATTCCCGGCAACCGGTGGCAGTTCCCAGCTAACGAAGCCTCGGGGGCCTCTGTTCTGGAGCAATTCAATGCCGGCTAACCTTGCATCATTGTCAGATTGAACACTCAGCCAACCTGCGTGTAAAGGAGAGAGGCCGTACAGCTGGCTGCCTAATACGTCCCATTTGGGATTCCAGTATTTAGATTGCAGTATCTCATCCGGATTGAACCTGTAGACATTCCCACCGTATGAGAACTCATATCTAAGCGGTCCTGGAATCATTTTGCCCTCTTCAGGTATGATGGTCATCATGTGAGAAGGCAGTACAATCAGTTCGCCCACCCGCTTTTTGCGGCCAATGGTGATCCCGTAAATAAAGGCATCGCCGGTGATCAGTTTCATGCCTAATGCATTTCTGATGAACTCAGTTTGCCCTTGCTGCCTGTTAGGGTTCTGTAGTAGCTTGCTCAGCTCATGGCTTTCAGGTAGCAACTCAAATGCTTTTGAGCGCTCCAGTAAAGCTGAAAACATGACATCTTTGGTCATCTCCATACCGGCATGAGTCAGAGACTTATACTTTTGGTACGCCTTTTCATTTACAACCTTGTAAGGCTGCAAAGGTGCCTGCGAACCGGTCTTGGCGATCTTATTGACCACTGAATACACCATCGCATTTTTGAGATACCCACTATTGACAAAGAGCTCTTTATCCATATTTGGAATTGACAGGGCGGTATTCCAGTATGTTGTAGCACCGTCCGGGCCTTTCCATTTCTCATGAGGTAAGAATGATTTAACCTTATCCAACACCGTTGGATAAAACTTTCCATACTTCTGGAAATTGGTTTTTAATCGTTCTACTTGGTTCATTCATCTCAAAAGTATGAAGATGTGTAATGCCCGGCAATAGGGCGGTGTGGCGTTATGGTCGTCTAGAGGACACTAGAGGACAGGAGCGGACATTTTTAATAAAATTGGGGATAACTATTGAATAACTATTAGGCTATAGGATGCAAAAAGCCCCTCATTTCTGAGAGGCTTCACACAATGAAAGAACAGTTTTTTTTATTTATGGGTGAGGTGTAGCATCTGCCGGATCGCTTACCACCTCAATATAACTTGTTAGTCCGTTTTCTTTGGCTGGATATCTGATTAGCCGGCCAAATTTTTGCGTAGTCAAGAAATTGCGCCAACGCCTTACCGTTCGTTCGGTTGTACCCAATATCAATGCTACCTGCCAACTTTCTAGTGCTGGACTGAGTACTTTTATACAGGTGATGGGGGCCTGTGAGCGGTGCTGTGTGGTGGGTTTGGGCATAATTATCTATTATTTATTTTTTCAATTGCTGCTCTTGCTTCTGCATCAGCGCAATATAAATTGTATAATCTCCTGTAATCCGGCTGATGATAATCAATAAATGTATTGTCTACTCCATGATCTTTGGGTCTGCATAAAACATACCCCGCAGCTATCAAAACCAGCGCTATTATTGTTAGGATTAAAATATTCATGATGTGCTTCATTTGATCTCTTCAGGAAAATTAATTGCATTATCAGCCAGGTACTTTGCTATTTTAGCGTGTTCTTTATCCTGGCTCTTATCATCAAACCCGCGATAACCGACCCTGGCAGGGGCTGAACTTACTATCTTACCATTTTCCTCTGTTACCGTAATAGCCAAACCGAATGCGTGCAGGATGTTATTTACAAAGAACAGCATTCCGGATTCCCGGAATTGCTCCCATGTAATTGGCTCGTACTGCTTATTGCCTAATGGTAGGTTCATTGTTCTTAATTTAATTCAGCGTCATAATTCTTTGCCCGGCTCCAGTCTGGCTTATTGGTCCCAGGAATGCAGGGTACTTCCTGTACAATCCTGCCTCCCGTAACTTTGAGATAGCCGTAACCGTTCGTGTCACACCACTGTTGGGCTAATCCAGGAGTAAACGCCCTTACATGAGGCCCTGCGAACGTGCATAGTTTGCCGGTATGTGGATTAACTGCAATTATTTCTGTCTCCCAGATCGTCATGATACAACAAAATTACCTTTAAGTGGACATTAGAGGACATTTTGCATTTAATAGTTATTCATTTAGTTATTCACAGTTGGTAAAAACGGCCTTTTCTCCGTTAAAAGGCGTACAGATCGGAGAGATCCCACGGCTCAGGCTGGCTTAAGGTCATCATTTCGTGATAACGTAGGCCGTCTATGATGTGGTTAAACGCGTCGATTGGCTTATTCAGTGACTTGCCGGTCTTATCTGTATCCCAGCAATAATTTCTAAGTTCTTTAATTGCGTTGACGCTTCGCCTTGTAACAAGGTATTTTTGTTGTTGCATTAACTGAATGCCGTAATTAATTGAATCTTTGCCCTTTACCGTTGGAAAGATAGGAATGCCAAATAATGCAATTTCATCAATACTTTTTGGCTCTGCACTGTCTGCATAAACGGGGCCCTTACCCTTGATCTTTTCAGCTATCTGATGATTCATTAGGCCGGTCTGATAAACAGCCTCATCGATTATTCTGTAATCATTCCACTTGTACACATCTGGCGCCGCTGTAGGATCGTTGGTATAGCCGAAATCCAAACCGGTGCCTAAGTACTTTGCCTCTGCTGGGAGTTCGTCGATGATCTCCCAATTACTAAATATAACGCCTTCCAGGCTGCCTAATTCGCCCCGTAGATAAACCTTAACCCAGTTCAGCCAGTACGAGGATTTAATATTGTCAGGCTTAATGCCGGCCTCCCAATCTCGTTTTGCTAATTCCGGATCTTTAAAGGCCCTGTTATACCCTTTTTCTAGCTCCTTAACGATTGCATCCGGTAACGCTTCATTGTCTTGGTAGGTGAGTGTAAGCCAATCTGCATCGGGATCATTTAAAAGCTCTGTGTAGGCCCAAAACTCATTGGACGGGTTCCAGTCAAGCCAGATCTCATCGGATGTTCTAATTGCCAGCTGGTGGTAAGTATCAAAAGAAATATTGTTAGCCTCATTGACGTACAAAATTTTGCGCCTGGGGCCTCTTACATTCTGTTCGTTTTCAACGCTGAAAAATTCAATATACGACCCATTCCCGAAAGTGTATTTTAGTAAGGTCCGGTTCCAATTAGCATCAATAAACCTACCGGTAGCCTGCATGATCTTTATAAAATCCTTTAAGGCGCCACGTCTAAGGTGTGGAATTGATTCAGAAACTACGCTAATTTCAAGTTTGGGCGTTCTGGCTGCTTTGTCGATTAATATTGGTAGGATGCCGAATGTCTTACCGGCTGAAGATCCACCAGGAACGCATTTAATACGCCGTTTAAGCCTCCTTAGCTTCCTTATAGCAGTTGTATAAGTAAATCCATTAACCTTGGTTAATTTGGGCGGTATGGTCCTAGCAATTACGGTCATTACTCTTCATCTCCAAATAATGGCTGTTCTATATTAACTTTTGTCTCTGTTTTATCTGCAAGTCCGTTAAGGCGCTGGGTGATTGAAGGATTATAAAACCCTAAAAGCCCTCCAATTATCTGATTTTCGCGGATTTCTTCACGTATTTGCGCGCAGATACCTACAAAGTCATCGTAATAATTACTATGATTCTCAAAATACCCGGAAACATCTCCGTACCGCTCCCTACAATATCTCTTAAATCCTTCAAGTGTATAAGGTACTTTTTGAGGGTCTTCCATTCGATTACCTTCCTTACCGACATACTGAATCCTTAACCATTCGTTAGCCTGGTCGTGGAGATCTTCCTTGTATTCCTCCCATGCTTTTTGCAAGGATTTTACGCTTCTAAATATCCTTTTTGGGTGTATGTTTCCGTTTTTTGCCATGATCTTGTAAACTTATTGCGGCCCTATAGTCGGTTTGCCATATCACAAAATTAGGAAGTTGTAGGGATGGGAGGAAATGGGGAGAGTGGCAGGCCCTTACAGATAAAAAACTGTAATGAATCTGTAATGAAATCTGTAAGGCCATTAACTTACTAATAATTAATATATTATAATATTCCTTACAGATATTACAGATTATTTATAATAAAAAGATTATAGAAATAACAACACATAACACTGTTGCAATGTAGTACTACAACTCTACTACTTGCATAGTTATATATTTTATATTATTTTAAAAACAAATCTGCAAGTATAATGTTCCCCACGAAATGCCTATAAACATTGACATTTATACCGGACACATCTTTGCCTTCTGTAAGCACAATATATTTTTCTCGTATTTATTTTATGATTTTATAAATCTGTATAAAATGAAATAAAAATATTTTTTAAATTTACTGTGAATAACTAAATGAATAACTTTTTTCGCTTTTTACTTTAAGCGGCTGTAATGTCTGTAATTTTGTTGTATCGATTAATTAACGCTTAAACAATATAATAATGAGAAATGAAATTTATCAACGAGTGCAACACTCATTCCCTGAATTAAACATATTACAGGTGGGAGACGTTGCCGATAAAATTGTAAATCTGCTAATAGATGGCACCACTATTGAAGCCACGAAAGTAATGGAAGTTATTTCTAGTAGACTAGAGAAGTGGGAGCAAATGAGAATTGTACCGGTGTCTGAGATCTCAGAGATTGCTGACCAGTTTAATGTAAGTAGGAATCTGGTAAGTAAGTACATATTTGGAGGGCTAAACCAGACTCACATGGTGAGGCCGCCGAAAAGCGTTAGACTGGGAGATAAGGTTGTAAGATGTTTTGTAATTTATAAAAAATAATGATGATGAATATAACGCATATAGAAATAAACACTGGAAGGGTTAAAGATCTGGATAAATGGAGGCGCTATAACTACATGAACTGTAAACCTATATTGAGAAAATACCTACCGATGTTTATTAATAAGTGGCAAAAAGGTGATTATATAACTATCAAAGAATTGAATAAGGTAGACAGAGAGTTAAATGATTTTTTATACACAAATAAAATAAAAGTATCTGTCTCACGGGAAAATATAATCAAGTTTATTAAAGAGGAATACGGGGCTTGTAATATTAAATTAGGAGGAAAGACGGGAGAGAGAAGAGGTTTTTATTTTGGAAATAATCCCGAAGAGAGCGGAGCAACTAAGACCTATACATTAAAAATAAAGGGCCTAACTGCGACGCAGATACTGGAAGTCAAGGAGTTAATAAATAATTTTAAGGTAGCTAATTTGGCCTCTTAGATTGTTGTGGTAAGTATTACGAGATTGTAACTTTTAAGTATTGAATGTTTTGGTAGTTTTTTTTAAGATAATTGAAAAAATATTTGGTGAAATTAAATTTCACCCTTATCTTTGTGTAACAAAAGGGGGGTAAGAATTGAGACGCCTACCCCCTGAAATTTTAAAACTATCAAAATTCTAAAATCATGACAAAGTTACAAAACGAATTACAGAACGCAGGAATTAAATTCAACATTGAAGGCTGTTATTTAATCGTTGGGTCTACCTGGGTAATGTATGACGAATACGATCACGTTTATAGAGCTTATGGTGATGGGGGTATTCTAGCAGGTGAATTTAAGTCAGAGGCCACAGTATATTCCTTTCTCAAAAAGAACTAACCTCCGCCCTTCGGGGCGGCTTTTTACTTATGAAACCATTTAATGAACAAATAAGGGAGGGGCGAGGGAAAGCAGGACTAACCCAACAGGAGCTTTCCGATGCCGTCGGTGTCTCTGTCAGGCAAATTAAATTTATTGAAGCCGGTAAAAGCTTCCCAAACTACAAAACCCTTTTACTGATCTGCCAGGCCCTTAATATTTCGATTACGATCGAGGCAGGGCATCCGGAACTGAATTAGGCCAGCCCAGTGCGAAAGGAAGGCGTAACCCCCTCTGCGGAAAGAATCAGCAGAACCCCAACCGGAAAGAATCAGGCGATGGGTGTCGCAGAAAGAATCTGATCCGGGGTAACGCGGAAAGAATCACGTACCGGTAACGCGGAAAGAATCAGCCCAGTTTCTCAATAACTTTTCGGTTAAGTTCGTCATTCCAGAGGCGGGCATACGTTTTGGCGGCTCTAATATCGTCACCCAGGAACTCAGCCACCTCTTCAATTGTGAAGCCTTTTCGGGTTAAAAGCATAGCAAAGGAGTGCCTGCCTGTATGGAATTTAATATGCTTTTTGATTCCGCCAGCCTTAGCGATATCCTTAATAAGCTTGTTGATTGCCTGGTCCGTTAGATTACATTCAGGATTTTTAAGCAGCCAGTCCACCACCGGGCGCAAATTGTTATGAATGGCAATAGAGACTACTTTTTTATTTTTGGCCGCCCTGATGGTTAGAGCATCACCGTTTATGAAGTCCGGATTAAACCTTTTTGCATCTGAGATCCGATAGCCGGCGTAACAGGCCAGCAGGAACCGATAACCGGCCTGCTGCAAGCTGGGGTCAGCAATCCCACTCAATGCTTTTGCGAACGCTTCAATCTCGGGTTCTAACAGGAAAATAGGCACATCAGAATAATATGCCGGCCACCGATAGCCGCTTATTTGTCGATCCTGCAAGATATGATCCCTAATAGCCAAATTGAGCACTGCTTTTAACCTGGACATATAACTCCAAATTGTGGATTCAGATAGCGGTTTTTCGCGCTCTCTGAGCTTCTTTTCAATAGATTCTAGTTCCCGGGTATTTATTGCCGCCAGTTTACAATCTCCAATTGCCTCCAGAGCCACTTCAATAGCCCTAATCCTGTTATCGCTCCTGGCAATATCTTTTTTCCTGTCCTCCCAAAAGCCTATTAATGTATCAATATTCGCAGACGGAAGCGAGGGTTTGCCCGTCAGTTGAATGGATAGCAGTATTTTCTGCTCTACTTCATTACGTTTCTTTTTGATGACGTTTAAAGCTTTTGGATCTGCCTTTTTAAGGTCACCGGATATTTTAACACCAGTGTCTATGCGCGGTAATTTTTTGCCGTCAATAATGACAAGAATCACCACTTTGCGTTCAAATTGTTTGTTTTCCTTGCCAAGCTCTATTAATATTGAATAGGACAT